AGGCACTCCCGGATGGTTTGAAGGTTGGCGGTCACCTGTCTCTCTACGGTTGCACGGGCCTCAAGGAACTCCCGGATGGTTTGAAGGTTGGCGGTATCCTGTCTCTCTTCGGTTGCACGGGCCTCAAGGCACTCCCGGATGGTTTTAAGGTTGGCGGTAGCCTGTGTCTCGACAGTTGCACGGGCCTCAAGGCACTCCCGAATGGTTTGAAGGTTGGCGGTTACCTGTCTCTCTACGGTTGCACGGGCCTCAAGGAACTCCCGAATGGTTTGAAGGTTGGCGGTAGCCTGTATGGTTGGAAGCTGTAGTAGTCAATGGCAAGGAAACAAACGGAAAGGAGAAAATCTATGGGATACTATATTGAGACAAAAGGAAATTTTGGCAAAGCGGCAACGATTGCCGCTGAATGGGATGGAATTGTCCTAAAATATTCACCAAGAGCCTACAGCGATATACCAGAAGGCAAGGCACTTATTGTAGTAGTTGACAACGGAATGTTTGAAGCTGCTGCATTCTGTTATGATGAGGAAGAGTTTAAGTATTTCACTGATTCTAGCGACCCGCGCCCCAAGCTGTATGTACTTCTTGATCGTGAGTTGGCAGAACAACTTTCTGGATATAATCGAAAAAAGACTTGACAATGCAGGACAAACGTGGTATACTGTACTAGAATCAGAAGGGTGCTTAGGGGATAGGCACAGAAAGGGTGTAAAGATTTATGAGCAAAAAGACAATGAAGGCATTCAGCGATTCAGATGTAGTCATTAAGGAACAGCCTACTCCCGAAGTGCCGGGGGAAGAAGTTGTCCCTGAAACATTTACAGCAACTCCAACAACGAGCGCATCACCAACCGGTGAAGAGTTTATCTTCGCCAGCGTGGATATTCCTAAGCGCACGGGCCGTGGGTCCAAGCTGAGTTATCCTATCAATGTTCTGGTAGCAGGTTCCAAAGATTCATTCTTGGTTCCCGCGTCTCCCGATAAGTTCAAGAATGTCACCGCTTCAATTAGAACCTATGCCTATCGGAATGGGTTTAAGGTTACGCTTCGCAATGAAAACACCGATGGCTCCACTCAGGGTGTTAGGGTGTGGCGTAAGGTTTAATAGAAATCTGCCATACTGTTTTAGTTCGCCAGACCCGTCAGGGAATAACCGCTAGTAACTTTTCGGTTACTGGACTAGAGCAGTATGGCAGAGTAGAAAAAGCATTTGGTACTAAAGTATTACTGAGAAAAGGAGAAGGAGAAAATATGACACGAGATGCACAAGGAAGATTTGCGAAGGCACAAATGACAGAAGAAGAAGAAGCAGATTTTTTCACTAGTGAAGCAGAATGGCCGGGAGATGTATCTACATTTTCAATCCATTCAGATAATCCTAACCCTGATAACACCTATGGTTTCAGCACTACGGATGAGGATAACTACTTTCCTCGTGTAATTTCTGAAGCTAAGCCAGAGACTAACTTTCTATTTATTACTGACAAGAACATTGATACTGGAAATAAAAATTCGGTATTACTTGTCCGTAAAAACATTCTCAACATTGGTTATAAGTTCCCACATGTAAAATTGGCCTATATTCCTTTGTCAGAATGGTTGGACGCACCTTCTACAGTTGGGGAAGATTGGGTTTCGGCAACACAGGCGTGCAACGGAGATTTTCGTGATACTGTTCTTGCAGAGATTGCACACGTCAATGAACTGCTTGAGCAGGAGAAGAGAGCAGAAAATAACCGCTCTGAGGGACGCACTGTTCGTGTTACAGTGGAATCTTTCCCCGGATAAAAGGACGTGTGAAAATACATATCCATAAAACTTTACCAAGAAAGGAGAACCGATGAAGATTTTGTTAGGCGCGATTTTGTTGTTGGCATTTGTGGTTGTAGTTGCAATAATCCTTGCACTTCCGGTCATGCTAATTGTCAATTATCTGTTTACACAATCTGTGCTGATTTACCTGTTTGGAATTCCTGCTTTGACGTTTTGGAAGGCTCTTTGGCTTAACATTTTGTGTGGGTTTATTTTCAAAAGCGGTTCAAACGCTATTAACAACTAACCGAACCAGTAACAAGAAAGGGTAATATGCAGGCACTAACTCCAATCGAGATCAAGGCGCTCATCCATGAGGTTCCTAACGAACGCTGGAAGTTGCTTATCAAAATGGGTTTTCTCCACGGGCTAAGAGTGTCGGAGCTAATAAACCTTACTGGAGAAGATATTCGTGATGGTTATGTGAGAGTACAACGATTGAAAGGTTCTCTTAAAACTATCCAGCCGTTCGTTAAGCACCCTGATCCTGATTTAGATGAGTATGAAGGTCTAACCAAACTTCTTGGTACTCTTGGGTCTAAAGAGCGTTTGTTCAAAATCACCAGATTTGGGGTGTACAATATGTTTCAAAGAGCCGGACAGCGTGCCGGGATTCCGAAGCACAAACTACACCCCCATGCTCTTAAACATGCCTGTGCGATGGTTGCTATCGACAAGATAGGCATTCAGAGAGTAAGGCAGTATCTGGGACATAAGAACATTGGCAGCACAGGAGCGTATCTGCAAGAATCTGACGAAAGTGCCAGCAAAGCATTTGCGGGAGCAGTTGTATGAAAAAGACTACAAAACATGTTCCCGAGTACCAAACTTGTGACTACCTGAAGTATTATCTCGATCCAGTTGCAGCTAAAAATAGATATGTCTTGGCGGCAAAAGTTTTAAAAAAGTATGCAAAAGAATTCGACAGCATAGCATTTACTGGGATGTCGGGAGCACTAATTGCTCCAGCGATTGCCAGTCGGATCAATAAGCCCTTGATTATGGTGAGAAAGTCTACACGAAATTGCCACTCTTCTCATAGGGTAGAAGGAAACAGAGCATGTAAGAAGTATGTTATAGTGGATGACCTTATATCGAGCGGAGAGACGGCAACGAACATACAGAAAGCTATTCATAAGTTTGCTCCAGATGCCCGTTGTATAGGAGTCTTGCAGGTAAACGAATTGTCGAATAGTTTAGATAACAAGCTGACAACCTCTGGCGCTGGCAGCATGCTTGAGATTCTTGACTTTAACTAACAACCGTAGTACAATGTATGAAGAACCAAGAAAGGGTTCATATGAAAAAGTATAAACCGTTTGACAAACCGGCTAACAATCCATTTCGCAGCATGAAAGTACAGCGTCCCGTTCCTCCCTACCCGCACTACACCGAGGCGAATATCACTAAGAGTGGAGAGAACGCTTTCAAGATCGACGTAAAGTTCTACAACAATCCTTACCCACAACAGCCGTGGAGAAGTTTTTGGATAAGGGGATTTAAGCGTGCCGAACGAGTATTCGAGGATGGTGTAAGGCTGAGCAGACGCATCCAAGAGACACTGCCTCTAGAAGAGGTAACCGAATGAAGAGTAAAGACCCTCTGCCAGAAGGCTTGGTACTTAACGGTTACGTTTACTACTATAGGAATGGATGGAGGCTAGGTATTCTTTCAGAAGTTAAGAAAGGGCTGGCTCGTATCCTCCCATTCTTGGATGCAACGAAGCACATCAACATTCCGATTGGTGATGTAAAGCCGATGGATCAATAAACGAAGCTGAGGAAATTATGAGTGAAGAAGCACAAGTAGAAGAATTCATACAAAAATTCGGTGGGATTACAGAGGAGTATATGTTCTATGAAGGACGGGTCACACTTCGCTATGATCCCGCTGACCATGTTTACTTGTTAGTAACACCAGATGGCTTAGAAGTACAGAACGGAGTAACGTCGATTTGTCACATTGTTGACAAGTCAATTGTGCTAATTCCTTGGGCCTGTAAGATGATGTCCCAAAAGATTAATAACAAATTAGAACCATACATTCATGTGGACTCAACTGATATTACTATTCCTGTAGAAGATATTAGGAAGATCATTGAGGAAGCAAAGACTGCCCACAAAGAGAAGCTGGAAGAGGCAGGTGCAATTGGGCACATTGCACACAACTGGATTGAAAGCTATATTAAAGCAACGTTAGAAAAAGATGAACCATTACTCACACAAATAACAGAGAACATGCCAATAGACGAGAGAGCCAAGAATGCTTGTCTAGCAGCACTGGACTGGATGGTTAAACACAATGTTCGCTGGCTCAGCACTGAGCGTAAAGTATACAGCCGTAAGCACAAGTTTGCGGGAACAATGGATGGTATGTGTCTCACCGACTCATGCAACGATCCACTTTGCTGCAAGCATAAGTACAAGAATCATCTAACCCTTATCGACTGGAAGACGAGCAACTATCTTTACGTTGAGTTCCTGTTCCAGACGGCAGCATACGAGGAGGCTTATGAAGAGGAGACAGGAGAGCACGTTAAGGACAGGTGGGTAGTCAGACTGGGGAAGGATGATGCACAGTTTGAGGCGTGGCATTTAGGACCGGAAACATACAAGGATGACTGGAAGGCATTCCTTTGCTGCCTCAAACTGAGACGGGCAGTAGATGTAGTTGAAAATCGTACAAAAGAGTTCAAGGATATGGTTCGTGGAGAGAAGAGAGCCGCTAAGAAAAAGGCTCGTGCCGTGGCGGAATCTGTCAAATGCAAGGCTTCTGACCGATATAAGGGCACACGGAAGCCCACATGCAACGGAGGAGCCGGGTGCGAGTTCTGCACGAAGAAATATGGACAGGTTCAAGAAGAGAAGTCTAAGAAACTGCAAGAGATAGTAGACAAAAAGTTTTCAAAGAAGCTTGCCAAGCTGGAGAAGAAATCAGCCGGAGTATCGCCGGAGTTGATAAAAGGGCTAAATTTCTTGTTAGATCGATAAATAAGTCTTGACAAATGTCTTGGTACTTGGTATACTGTACTCGGATTGGAAGATTGGAGAAAAACTATGTCAATTGAAGAGTTGCAGATGGAAGTAGCAAAGCGAGACGAAGAAGCGCGGCTTATAGGAACATCCGACGAGGATTTTGAAGTGTTTTATTTTGAGAAGAAACTTGCTGAAGCAAATGAGAAAATCAAAAGGCTAGTTGCCTCGATAAAACTTACAGAAATGCCCAATCATATAGACGGATGGGGTGTTAAATGCTGTTCTGCGTTTGAAGTTGAGGAACTTATTCGTAAACGTTTAACAGAACCTGAGAAGAAAGTGCTTGACAAAAATTGAGGAGTATGGTATACTGTACCAGTAGATCAAGATTAACAAGCGGGGGCAGGAAGGTTAGGGTGGTTGACTTCCTGCCCCGGAGCGGGATCAAATGTCAGTAAAGTATTATGCAGAAGTAACATAAAGGAGAAGAATGAGCACAGACGCAACAGCACTTACAGTATTAAACAACGAACCAAGCGCAATCCAACCGGGAGGTCTTGGAATCGATTTTTCTAGCAAATTGTTTTCTTTGAAGCCAGCGACTATATCAATTGTTCAACCGAGCAGTCAAGTAGCCGATGCAATCAAGGGCAATCTCCGCATCATTGAAACTGGAGATCAGTTTACAGAGATGTTCGTAACTCTTCTTGTGATGCCCACGGAACAGCGTCAGTATTACATAGGAAGTGCGGGTGAGATGAACAGGACTTTGGAGAACCTCATGTGCTTCAGCCGCGACTTGATCGTACCCGATGCCAAAGCTAAGGTTCCTCAAGCTGTACACTGCGCTAACTGCCCACGGCAAGATTGGACAGCATGGCGTGAATACAAGGACGCACACAACGGTCAGACTAATAAGAGTCTGATTCCGCAATGTGAGTCTTCTTACTATGCAGTGTTATTGGACACTGTTTACCGTTTGCCGCTGCGCATGTTTATTCGTTCCGATGCCAAGGCTCCGTTTGAAGCAGGAATGCAGAATCTTGCACGTACTCTAGCTATGCGCAATGCTCAAGGACAAAATTCAAACATCTTTGACATTCGTTTTAAGTTGTCTACAAAACTTGTACAGAAAGGAAAGTATGCGTATTATATACCTACCTTCTCTGACTTCAAGGGAGTGACAGATGATGAACGTCAGGCATTTGGCGAGATTTACTTGCAGTTTATCGCTAGCAAGACAAGGACAGCGCCTGCCATGATTGAATCGGCACCGCCAGTTAACACAGTTAATGCTACTCCTGTAGATGCGGTTTATGAGAAAGAACTTGAGGAGGATATACCATTTTGAAAACACTTATCGGCATAGTTGTTTTAGGATTACTCTGTGCAACACACGTTGCAGATGCTAGAAACCCTAATACGGTTCCGCTTAAGACGGCTCCGCCGAAGGCTCAACCGCTAACATATCAACAGGAATTCGATCAATCTCTTGATACACTGAATAGTGTAATGGCAGTCTACTCTAAGATGGACTGCCATGATCCATCAATAGATGCAATTTCAGATGCACTTAAAGAAGATTTAGTAAAATTTTCTCATGTGTATGTGAGTATGCCTTCAGATGCTAACACGACACGCGACATAGAGATAAGTTTTGGTGTTGTAGATTTGGCAAAACTACTCGTAGATGACAAAGCAAAGTGTCGAGCAGAAGATAACCCACCGGTTAAGCCGGATGGTAAGTTTAGCTCGTAATGGAGAGACAATGAATCTATCAGACTACTTGGATACCGACAAACTCGCTAATTATCTCAAGCTAGGGCTTGTGATGAGGAACAAGCATCCTGATTTGCCCCTATCTCTTTACTGCTATGGACGTAGGGCAGTCTACGATAATATATGGGACTCTGTTACCAAGAAGTGTCGTGGATTGATTGTGGAGAATGACACCGACAAGATCATAGCTCGCCCATTTGAGAAGTTTTTCGCCTATGAAACAGAAGGACAGGAAGAAACCTACGGACGCAATGTCGAATCTATTGAGAAGCTTTACGGCCCCCCTACTATCACAGAGAAGATCAACGGTAATCTGGGAATCTTCTGGAACTATAAAGGAGAGTGGGGAATTGCCAGCAAAGGTTCCTTCAGTTCTGTACATGCAAAGTGGGCAAAAGAATGGTTTCAAGGTAATCTTTCTTATGGAATAATTAACAGACCTAGTAATTTTGTATGGCCCATAGGTTATACACCCATATTTGAAATGATTTGTCAAGACATTCAACCGCACTGTATCACCTATCCGGCAGATGGTTTGGTACTTCTTGCTTTGATAAACAAAGAAACTGGGGAGGAACTTAACTATAAGGATATGTTAGACTATGCTCTACTTAATGGTATTTCTGTCACAGCAAGGTATTGTATTCCTTTAAAAGATGCAATAGAGATAGACAGACCTGGACATGAGGGTTATGTAGCCACGTATGCTATACCGGTGCACGCTCCGCTGAAGTTGAAGATTAAGCATCCCAGTTTCCTTACAACTCGTAAAAAGTTCTATGAGGATATTGAACTGGCGAAGCTAAATCTTCCGGTTATAGATGATATGTATGAGGCAGTAAGGAAGCATTCAGCAGAACTTGTTAAACGAGCATTGGTAGAATTTACTCTACGAAAAGAGTTTGCAGAGTTTTTTAACCTGCCTGAGAACAAGGTATACGCTCCAGTTTGTTTTGCCATGATGGACACAGGAATTTCTGGAAAACATCAAGACGCAATCTGGAGAGTAGTAGGAAACTTGAGGGGAAAATGAAAGCTTATCTTGCGGCAATGTATAAAAGACGGGATGAACTTCGTATTTTCAAAGAACACCTTGAAGAAGCAGGGATAGTTATTACATCTAGATGGCTAGATGAAAATGAGCCGCTAAATAGTCAAATGGGACAGCACTCTAAGAAGTTTTATAAGACCACTGCTCGTATTGACTTAGAGGACATAGATGCGGCAGACATCATGGTGTTCTTTTCAGAAGACCCTCTTGTGGGAACTGTGCGGGGCGGGCGGCATGTTGAGTTTGGGTATGCCCTTGCCAAAGGAAAACCAATTTATACAGTCGGACCAAAAGAAAATGTTTTTCATTATTTGAAAAATGTGTACCACTATGACAGCATAAATAGGTTTTTGAAAGCTATGAGAGATAGCGGATTCTAAAAGGATAATCTAATTAAGAAGAAAGGAGGAGCAATGATAACAGTAGGAAACGTTACACAAAAGTTAAAAATGCTTAGCGTAGAAGATATGGAAGAAGGAAAAGTTTATGCAAGTACATCCATGGGAAGTAAGGGATTGTTATTTACCAAACTGAACGGAACAGTTCTTGTATTTAATAACAACTATGTTTCAACTACTTACAGTCACACTAATGATCTGTATCTAGCACCGAAAGAAATGGCAATTACGATTTCTAATTAAGATATTAACAGGAGAAGCATGGATATTATTACAGAAGAGGTTACCGATCCTACGGCTATAGTAGGACAGAAAGTAGCAGGAGAATCGGCAAAAGTAAGAAAGCAACTCGAACAATTGATAAAGAAGGTTAACACAAGTGCATTTGACATCGCTGACCTGTTATACTCAGTTAAGAAGAACGGGTACTATGAAGGCTACGAGACGTTTAATGCATTTATTCAGACACTAGAAATCAAGCCCCGTAAGGCTCAATACCTTACCCGCATGAACGAAGTTATGGACGCTCTAGGGTTCAACAGAGAGAAGTACGAACCTCTGGGAGTAGCAAAGCTGCGAGAGATTTGTAGTTTGAATATCAACGATGAGTGGGTCAACCCGGAAACAAAGGAAGTAGTTCCTATTAAGTCTTTTGTCATAGGGTTTATAGAAAAAGGTCAAGGACTGACCTTCGAGGAGATTCAGCAACACGTCCGTACACTTAAAGGGCTGGTAGGTGAGAACAATTTGGTGTTTCTACATTTCTCAGTCAAGCAGTCGGTATTAGAAAATGTAGTACGTCCGGCTCTTGACCTCGCCAAAAAGCACATTGGATCAGTAAGCAAGGATGCAGAAGGTATTAGCCAAGATGCCAGCGATGGATCGGCCTTGGAGGTAATAGCAATAGAGTATCTGACCAGTGCCGAGGAACCCGGAGACGAAAAAGTAGAGGAGGAAAATGCTACGACTGATTCTTAATTTGCATTACTTCTGGAACATCTATGCTGCCTATATACCTATCCTGTTTTAAGCGTGATGGGCACAAATGCCGTCACTGCAATGGTCGGAATGGAGTTCATCCTCATCATGTGATATATAGATCGCAAGGAGGTAAGGATGAATTGAGCAATTTGCTGACACTTTGCGCATGTTGTCATAGGGCAGTGCATGACCATAAACTATTAATAACAGTAGAAGGAATTCTGGAAAACAATCTACGAGTAAGGTTTACCAGAGTGAAAAATTGGAAGCCATGCTAAGACCGTATCAAAAAGAAGCGATTGCGAAAATTCGTGAACACTACTCTGCTGGTAAAGTCCGGCAGATTTTGTGCATGGGGACGGGCACAGGAAAGACGGAAGTTTTCGCGCATCTTCCGGAAGAAGTAAAAGACATTCTTTCGGGGCAACAAATTGTGTTACTTCATAGGGACGAACTGGCGCAACAAGCATACAGAAAGATTACACAACGTAACCCACATTTAAAGATTCATATTGAAGCGGGTACGTCATACGCAGACCCAGATGCAGACGTTATTATTGCAAGTGTGCAAACCTTAGGAAGAAAGAATACTGAGCGAATAAAGAGATTCAACTTCCAAAACTTCGACAAGTGGGTGGTAGACGAAGCACATCGCTCTATTGCTCAAAGTTACATGAACGTGTATGAGGCCGCAAACCTCCTACAAGATGGTGACAAACGTTTGTTACTAGGGTGTACTGCCACTCCGTTTAGAGGGGACGGACAGCCGCTTGGTACGTTGTACCAAACAATCTCCTACACCTATTCTCTAAGACAGGCAATTGAAGACGGCTGGCTAGTAGACATTAAAGGGTTACGAGTAAACACAGACACATCCCTTGATGAAGTTAGTACAAGTGGGGGAGACTTCAATCAAGAAGAACTTGCTGATACAGTCAACACTCCTGCGCGTAACCAACTAGTAGTTGATTCTTATAAGAAACATTGCGATGGACGGCAGGCAATAGGATTTGGAGTAGATATTAAGCATTCTCAAGTTCTTGCTGAATGTTTTGTAGCAAGTGGTATCAACGCTGAAGCAGTGTGGGGAACAGACCCGGATAGGCACGACAAGATTCAAAAGTTTAGAGACGGCAAGATTCAGGTTCTATTTAACGCTCAGTTGCTCGTAGAGGGATTTGACCTTGACACCATTTCCTGTGTAATTCTAGCTGCTCCTACAAAGAGCGGAGTAGTATTCTCGCAAAGAGTGGGGCGCGGGACGCGTCTTAGCCCATTAAAGAAGGACTGTATAGTTCTTGATGTAGTGGATGCAACACACCGACATAACCTAGTTACGCTTCCAACTCTATTAGGGATGCCTAGAAACCTAGACCTGCACGGGCGCTCTCTAGTGGGTTCCTGTAAACTTATTGAGGAGAAGCAGGCCGAATTTGCTAATCTGGACTTCACAACACTAAAAGACATTGACAAGATCAATGCTTTTGTTGAAGAAGTTAACCTGTTTGAAGTAAAATTCCTGCCCGAAGTCGAGGCAAATAGCGAGTTCGTTTGGCACCCGTCCATTGGCGGTGGATACATTCTTATGCTGCCCAACAAAGATTTTATCAGGATGTCGCAGAATTTGCTTGACAAATATGAATTATGTGCTAGTATAAAAGGTAAGAGATATAAAGGAGAGAGGGACAGCATGGACGCTGCCTTCTCTGCGGCAGATGATTTGGTGAGAAAGATTTCACCAGAGTCTTTGACACTCGTTGTCCGTGATGCATACTGGAGAGATGAACCGGCTACTCCAAAACAGATGAAGACAGTAAGGAAATTCTACAAGGGGAAGCAAATTCCGAATGATTTAAGTAAAGGGAAAGCCGACAGTCTTATCAAAGCGGCTATAGCAAAGAAAGGGAATTAGGAGCTAACAACCATGACAAGCAAAGAGAAAGTCTTACAAGTGTACCCTAACGCATGGTCTCAAAGGGGTATCGGTACTGCAACGCGGGGATACATTTGGGCAGGTGACGAGTCTACTCGCAAATTGGTAGACATGGACAAAACAAGGCTGCGGGAGTCGGAATTATGGCTCGGAGCGTGGCGAAGAGTTCAAGAGACTCTTAAGGAGAGAGCAAAAGAGAACCGTAGGATAGCTAAAGCGTTCTCTTGGTAGCATCCTAACAGGTGCACTATCGCACCAAACCGAAGTACATCATGCAAGAGAATAAACACCAATGCAAAGAAAGGAACAAAATGAGAGAGTTAAGCAGAATTCAGTTTGATATTCTACAGCAAATGATAGAGGTTGGCAGTCCAATCGTTCTTATCCAAGAACCCCTTGAGTCCGACCCCGCTGAAGCGAAGCGTCAAAATTCCGCTGCATTGGCAGACCTTGATGATATAGTCGAGATGGGCTTTCTTACTGATATATCAGAGGAATTTAAGGACTGCGAACGTGTAGTCCATGGATATATGATGACAGAGGCTGCTATTATTATGTTTCATCCAGCAGCAGCAGGAGGGGTAAACTAATGAAGATTCAGCGAAGGGAGGAAACGCATGGCTCTTGACGTTAACGCGAAGTACCTTATGAAGTTGTGCAGCCGAGACGCGGACACCGATGGATGGACGCCAGTATCTGATCAAGTCTGGCCGTTCCTCGACATGATTCCTGATGAGCTAATGGAAAAGCACGCTGGAGCATCTGGCGGGAAAGTACGTCTCACAGACAAAGGGGTAACGGTTCTTTTTTATATCTAACCGAATGCAATGTTTAAGGAGGTCAATAATGGCATGGTTCAATCGTAAGTGCTACCGTGATCGCTCCCATCATGGTAGGTGCTACCGTACCTACGCTGGTACAACGGTTAATATGTGGGCGATTAGTGTACTGGCCTGCTGTCTACGTATCATCAAAAAGGAGAGAGGATGACACAGGAAGAAAAAAAGTGGATTGATGAGGCTAGTTTAGTGGTGCTTCTAGGAAAATGGAGGTTTTCTCCTATTGGAGACCCTTATTTCCGGGACTCGGACCGGGGGAACTATTTTGCGAAAGTAATGTCAGAGAAACGTAGTGCCGATCCCGATGGATGGGTTCACGCCTCAAAAAATTTAGGATGGGACTAAGATGGAGAAGAAAGCTAATCATCAAGCAAATATTGTGGTTGTGAAGGAGGTTCTGCCTCACACCAACGCGGACACGTTAGAGATAATTCCTATAGGTGAATATCAAGTTGTGTCCAAAAAAGGACAGTTTAAGGTTGGAGAGTTCGCAGTTTACATTCAACCAGATTCGGTCGTACCACAAACAGAATCTTTCAGGTTTATCTGGGAAAGTTATGTAGACCCTATTAATTCTGATGCCCCTATCTCTGACAGAAGGCGTCGAATTACTGTTCGTAAGTTCCGTGGCGAGTGGTCTGAAGGACTGCTTATGCCAGTGTACGATTTTGATGAATTGGTAGACAGTACCTTAACTAGACAGTTTGTAGAGTCTGACTGGCGTGAAGGAACAGATGTATCTGATACACTTGGAATCACACACTATGACCCGGACGAAGGAGTAGAACGTACAGACGGAGATCAGGGAGCAGCACCCAGAGGCAAGCGCCGTTGGCCGCGCTCTATCAATGGCTGGATTAAGATGATCTGGCGGTATGTTACCTTCACCCGTGGACAGGAGAAATTCCTAGAAGATGCTGGTAAACTATGTATACCAATTTATGACGTAGATGCTCTGAAAAATTACCCTAACGTCTTCCGAGAAGGTGAACCAGTCATAGTCACAGAGAAGATTCATGGCAGCAATGCGCGGTTTATTTTCACGGATGGTATGCTGTACGCTGGCTCTCATAAGCAGTGGACAAGTCCGAGTTCCAACTCAATCTTTAGGAAGGTGCTGAAGTCTCAGCCTTGGATTGAAGAATGGTGCCGAGCACATGAGGACTACGTTCTTTGGGGAGAGGTAACTCCTACCCAAAAGGGCTATGAATACGGAAGCAAAGACCCACAACTGTTCGTCTTTGATGTGCGTCATCCAGATGGTCACTGGCTCAGCTATGACAAGGAAGATGAGAGTGTTACTCTGCAACAGTTGTGGACACGCTCTGTGCCGATGCTTTTCTTTAAGGTTCCATACAGCAAAGAAGGTATTATGAAGATTGTTGATGGGATTTCATATGTGCATGGTGCTACAAATATGAGAGAAGGCGTGGTCATCAAAGCGTTTCCGGAGAGACATGTTCGCGGCGTCGGGAGAGCACAATTGAAGATTGTGAGCAAAGTTTTTCTAGAAAAGGATAATAAGTAGCAAGGCCGGTTAACTTCGGCCTTGACTATTTTTAGGGATTGTGGTACAATGGTTTCAACGATTGATGAAAAGGGGAAAATGCTGAACATACCAGAGTCAATGGAAGGTTCTGAACTTCTGCAAATACTAATACAAAGAGGAATTACTTTTAAATTAGGAACTTCTCCTAATTTGGAACTAGAAACTTGTCCATTCTGCAATAAGACTGGTTATGGTCATTTTTATATAGAATGTCATGGAAAAAGCAGCCAAAGTCCACAACGCAACGGCTTATTCTTATGTCAAAAATGTGGAAAATCAGGAAATTTATATTCTTTAAAACAGCACTGGGGAATCGCTAAACCAGATATTACGTCAACTTCCGAGTGGGCCAGTAAAGAAAAGAAGATTGATCCCCTTCCTGATGTAGAAGCGTGTCATCTGGCACTAATGGCTGACAGCGATGCTCTTGACTATCTTGTGAATATTCGGGGATTCTCACTTGCAATTATACAGCAACAAAAACTTGGACTTGCACAGCAGACATTCAAGGAAACAGGTTCTGTTCGTGCCCTTGTCATCCCTTATTTACTAAATGGTAACTGTGTGTGGGCTAAGTATCGCACAATGCCCGATCCAAACGATTTAAAGAAGATTCCAAAGGCGTTTGCTGCTCCTCATGGTTGGGACAGTACGCTGTACAACATTAGTGCACTTCAAGGAAACACTTCAGAAATCATTCTTGTAGAGGGAGAATGCAATACAATTGCAGCATTGGACAAGGGAATTATTAATGTCTGCGGTGTGCCGGGAGCCAACGTTAAAAAGGCTGAATGGATTGAAAAATTAGAGCTAGTAGAGCGTGTTTACATCTGCTACGATGCCGACAAAGTAGGACAGAATGCTGCTCAAGAGATCGCTAAACGAATCGGTATCGAGAAATGCTGGAAGATTGTACTTCCCGTCTTTGTGGTTATTACTGACACCGGTAAGGAGCGCAAAGGTAAAGACCTAAATGAGTGGTTTACCCATGGAGGAACAGCCGAGAAATTTGATAAACTAAGAGACGAAGCTACTCTATTCGATGTTGAAGGTGTTAAAAACAGTGTAGATGCTCTTGATGAATTTGAAGACGAATTAAATGAAAAGGGAGCAAGTGCAAAATATGTTTGGCCTTTAGTAGAAGAACTAGCACAGTTTGAAGAGGGAGATGTCGTAGATATTTTGGGAGGTGAGAAGCAGGGTAAGACGACTGTTGGTCTAAACTTGATGGAATACATGGTAAGTACCTATGGAGACAATGGTGTAATCATTTGCCTAGAGATGCGCCGTGCAAGACTGGTTCGCAAATGGTTGTGCCACAAGTGTGGCATAGAAGACAATCTTCCCAAGAACGACGACGAGAAGCTTGCACTGACTCAGCAGTTCAAGGATGCTATCCCCAAGATCAAGGAAGTTATTGCTAACCGAGAGGGTGACCTTCTGTTCTGCTACCCGGACTACCAAACCGAGGAAGACATTTACAAGCTGATGATTGATTGTATCCGGCGCTATGGTGTCAAGTGGATTATGCTTGACAATTTGCAGCTTATATGCGATACTACAATCAAAGGTAAGAACCGGACGCAGCATTTGTCCGAGATTAGTAAACGAGTTGCCAAGATAGGAAAAGATTATGGGTGTCAAATTATTAGGCTGCTCCAACCCCACCGAATCGCAGATACTAAACTTGCTACAAGCGATTCTGTCGATGGTGCCAGTCAAATCGCCAAAGACTGCGACTGCATGTTCGTCATCAACCGTAACAAAACTGGAGAGATCAGTAAGGAGACATTTGCACAAGGCGGTTTTATACAAACAGAAGGCTCTTTCGGCCCAGAGATGCTTGTCAGTGCAGGACTCTCTCGATATTCTTCTGGAGGATCAACCACCCTGTACTTTAATGGGGCTACCAGTACAGTGTACAAGCTTACAGAAGGGAAGATCGCAGCTATGAACGCTAAGGCTAATCCAAATGTAGGTTATGAGAAGCAGTTGACTGCCATGGGAGCACCCCTCGACAACCTTAAACAAGTTCTTGGTGAAACATTACCAGTAATGGATGTGCCGGAAGGAGAAATCATTGTCTAACGTTGACACATATATGAACCAGTGTACAAATTACTTGAGCGAACGAGCGAAGGATGTTGTATATACATTCAAAGAGTATGATATACGAAGACCAAAAGACATCCTTAGAGTAACTGGATTCAAGAATCGCTTTCTAGACCTTGGAGCATATCGAAAAGTTTATAAACTAAGCGATTTTCCTCTTGTGGTAAAATTTCCTATACATATCCCCAATGAAGAGGGGTTTGAAGAAGATTGCCAACATTCTGTACTAGAATATAAAGCGTATAAGAAGATATTGAGCAGGAATAGAATATACGCAAGATTAATACCATATCTTCCAAAGCTTTACTATATAAACCCAAAGACAGGGGTTTTACTCTCACACTACTATAGACCGATTCTGAACACAAAGTTTAGAAAGCTTGGGGACTCAATAGCATTATTGCTATCGGATATTGTTGAACTTTCATGGAAGAGGGTGGAAAAATTAAAACCAAATTCTGAACTAGATGTACATTCTGGTAATCTTGGACTTGACGAAAACGGTAGGATAAAGATCATAGATATGGGATACTTTTTTAAGAACTAAGGAAAGGATGACTAAACAGGAAAAAGCAAAAGACGCAAGACTAAGAAGGGAATTCAACACAAACTTAGACGAATACAATCAAGTACTCAAATACCAAGGATTTTCTTGTGCTATTTGCAAGCGTAAAGTCAACAAAAAAGGACGTGGACTCATTTTATGTGTAGATCATTGCCACAAAAAAGGACTTGTTCGTGGCCTCCTTTGCTGGACTTGCAACAAAGCTTTGGCGATATTTCAAGACGATGTTGATAGATTGTTAGCAGCAGCCGAGTACATAAAGAATCCTCCATTTACAGTAGTTTTAGGAAGGGAAGTAATCACGGCACCGGGAAGAATAGGAAGCAAGGCGAGAGCTAAGGTTCTAAATAAAATGAGGAAGGAAGGATTGCAGGGGAGTTATGGGAAAGAAAAAAAATCAAAGTGAAGTATGGTCCAAGAATAAATCGGCGTTTACTGAAGTCATGGGCGATCCCTATGCTAAGCCTGACCCAATAGAAGGACAATATTCATACCTGAAAAACAGAAGTTCTATTTCAGTTGCCAGCAAAGAAGAAGCACCGTCTGTATCTATTAACGAAGCAAGGCCAAGTGTAGTTGATTTCTTCTGCGATGTGGAGGCAGCAATAATTGATGGTATGCTTATATTTGCAAGAAGCTGGAGAGAACCGGATGAATGCCTTTTTGTATTCCATACTACTTATATTACTGAGGACGATAATTACTACAAATTCGACCAAGGAGAGCGCAACAAAATAGAACAAATTATTGGACGAATCTTTAGAGAAAGAGACATATCTCCTGTAAGAAAGTATTTTTCGGCAATACGACGTAAACGTGATTAACAAAGAAAGGAACAAAATGGAAGTAATTAAGAAGACTGTGATTAAGAACGGACTTGAAGCTGCACTAGAAGAGATCAACTCTGCACGAAGCCCGCAAGAGAAGATCATGTTGCTCCAGAAGCACGGACTCATGGACCCTATCCTAACCCCAGAAGAGGTTGAACTATGCAGCCAGAGCTAGAACAGGTAGACGTTGTTGACAACACTTTAACAACAACCGTTGAGACAGAGTACCCTAGCTATGACATCATAGATAGCGATGGGACTGTACTTGAAAAAGCCGAACCTGCTCCTCTACGTCCTCCTATCAAGCTATCAAGAGCGATGATAGGAAAGATTCGCAAGAAGCAAATCACTGTACATAACCCACGGGCGCAGGGATGTCATCATAAGCTTGATTTAAAGAGCCAACCTAAGCACAGGAATTGTGAACATTGTTGGTGGGCATGGTTTCAGAACAATGGAGAAATGGTTAAAACGGCTGATGAAGTCTTTCAAAATGGGCATCCTGAGTTGATTGTTCAATTGCAGGGAGAAGTATTCTACAAGAACTTTTTGAAGTTCATGAGCACTGTGGCACGTCTTAAGGATTTAGAAAAACCAATTGAGGAAGCAAAGGAACCTAATGAGTAAAGGATTAATGGACCTTGCAGCAGTTCTAGGGGAGCCTGAAGTTAAGGCTCCTGTTGCTGTATCTAAGAAGAAAGAGCCTGAAAAAACTCTGAGTAAGGAAGATAAGTTTGCTACACTAAGAGCAGTAGAAAAAGCTTTAAACAAGCAATTTGACACAACTATGTCAATTGTAAGACTTGGGGATCGAGTTGGAGTTCCCATTCCTAGCATTAGTACCGGTTTGCCCAGTCTAGACTATGATGTACTAGGTTGCGGCGGTATCCCCAGAGGAAGAATAATAGAAGTCTACGGAGTAGAGAGCGGGGGTAAGACAACACTGTGCTTGCATATCATAGCACAAGAGCAAAACAACACTCAAAATGTCTGCGCTCTAGTTGATGCTGAACATGCTTTTGATCCATCTTATGCGGCTCTGTTAGGAGTCAACGTGGACGAGCTAATAGTTTCACAGCCGAGTAGTGGGGAAGACGCTCTGGAGACGGTGGAAGCATTAATCGATTCAGATTGTGTAAGCCTGATTGTTGTTGATTCGGTAGCTGCACTTGTGCCACGCGCTGAACTAGATGGAGAGATGGGGGAAGCCGTAATGGGGCTACAGGCGCGGCTTATGAGTCAAGCCTGCCGAAAGCTGGTAGGAAAGGCATCTTTAAAGAAGGTAACTGTTATATTTATCAATCAGTTACGTGAAAAGATTGGTGTAATGTACGGCTCCCCAGAAGTCACCACCGGTGGAAAGGCACTTAAGTTTTATGCGTCGGTAAGATTGGATGTCCGAAGGCGTGAGGTTATCGGACCTAAAGATCAGCCACTGG